TAAAACACAAGGAGAAATTGACGCAAACGCCCGGCTAATTGCCAGCGCGCCTGAGCTTTTTGAGCAATGCAAGCTGTTTGAGAAATGTCTCACATACTTGATCAATAGCGGAGATAGTGGCGCGGATCTTGAAAGAGATAACCTGCGTGCAATCCTCGCCAAGGTGGAAGGAGAAACAGAATGAGACTAATACAACCAAGTGAGAAAGCTATGACTGAAAAGCAGAAAAATGAAGCCATTGATTTAATCAAAGAGTTGAAAGACTTTTCACTTATGGATGATATGATTAAAGATTGGAAAGACGAAAATGATATGGATGGCCCGTTAAGTTGGGCGCTTTGTCTCAGGCAGAGAATAAACGATTTCTTAAAGGAAGTTAACTCATGAGCAAAGTAGTAAAAGTTTGGACTAAAACTCCTCAAGAAATGTTAGACTATATTCTTGAGACAGACAGATCAAATAACATGCATACGCAACCAGATTATTCTCTTAGTTTTTATATTGGAAAAGACCTAGCATACATTCGTGAGGTTTATGAAGATTACAATGGTATTGAATGTTTGACTGAAGAGGAACAGATACAACTTGGTTATTATAAACTAGAAATTAAAGGATGAGCAAACAAGACAACAACTCACTGCTCCCAAAGCTCGCCATGGGCATGGCGCTCTTCATAGCGCTCAAGTTTGTGCCGAAAGTGCTTGCATGGTGGGCGAGGAAATTTAACAAGAATACTAACTAAAAATATACTATGAAACTAGAACTAGAATTTGATATAACAAAGACAACACAAGATACCATGGAAGGTACATGGCATGGTAATATTGATGATGATGCAGTTTACTTGCATTGCTATACTGAGCTATTAATAAAACATAAGATCGCATCTCTTGTAGAAAATATTGACTCAGAGTATGGAACAGGTACTCACGCATGGAATAGAAACATGAAACACATTGAGGAGAAATGTCACGTATCTTTGTTTGAGGAAAATGGTAAAGCGATAGATGATGATTCTAAGCATGGCACTTTCGTAGCATGGAGGGATGGTGTACCAGCAAGTGTTTTCCCATGGGAAGAGAAACAAGAGATGCAGCGTAAAGTAATCTATGAAACAGATCCAAGGTTAGATCCAAACTTTGAGTCTAGTGAATACTCGTGATTATACGAATACCATAATCATATTATCAGATAAAAGACATCTTTAGGTCATATAGCCTCTTGAAGGCGTTTTAATACCCACATGGGTATGTTACCCTTCTTTTTACTTTAAAGCGATTTCTAGACCCCATGCTCGTAACGCAATGGCATACTATGAGTGATAATGTAAGTCACTTGTAGTCTAAAATGGTTTCTTATCATGCAATCTTGCATCTACACGGGTCGAGAAACGACCTGTTGGTTTGGTAAAGGTTAGCTTGGCAGCACGCAACTCGCCATTTCTGTTCTTCGCTACATTGCAAATGATGTCATCACTGATCGGATCTACTTCTGTTTCACGATGCAAGAGAAGTACGCAGTCTGCATCCTGCTCGATGCTTCCAGACTCACGCAAGTCGGATAGCATGGGGTTTCTATTCTGTGACTCTAACGCTCTGTTAAGCTGAGAAAGGGCAAGCACAGGTACATCATAATTCATGGCAATTGCTTTCAAGGAACGAGAAATGTGGCTAACCTCTTGCACTCGTGAGTCATGTCCAGGTGAAGAGAGTAGCTGCAAGTAATCGACAACGATTAAACCAAGCTCGCCTTCCAATCTTTGTTTAGCAATGAATGCCTCAATTGATTGCATGGTTGCTTGGTTATCATCCTTGAAGGTAATTGGCCATGATTGCATTGCTTGCACTTGCTTCTCTAGCTTTTGCTTGTGTCCGGCATTGAGTAATCCCTTGCCTGTTGGTTTGCGTACACCACTGACATTGCTCAAGAGACGCGCACTGCATTCCTGTGCAGTCATCTCAAGGCTTGCGTAGCTTGCCCGTAAACCACGCTTGGCAGTCTCATAGGTCATTTGTATGGCAAGAGCAGACTTCCCTACTCCTGGTCTAGCTGCAAGGACATACAAGCTACCCTTCTTGAATCCACCACCAAGTATTTCATCTAACTTTTCCAAGCCTGTTGGGATTGCTTGTGTGCCACCTGCATCAATTTCAAGAAATTCAGCATATGCTTGCTTGCTTGCAGCACCACAACTTACCACGCCCTTCCTTTGAGAAAGTGACTTGGCAATGGTGTTAACGAATGTCTGAGAAATCTCTTCTGCTGGTTTACTTGCTTTGAGGTCATCAGTTGCTTGCCACAATGCACGCTCCACGCTTCTCGTGTTACGATACTCAATCAGATACTCGATGTACCTGGAGATAGATCCACCACCATACTTCTCGCTGAGAAAGGTAACCTCATCTGCAAGCTCTGGCTTGGCAATGATAACATCAACCTCATTTGCAGGTGCTAACTCAAGGCACGTCTCAAAGATCGAGGATCGATCCATGCTACTAAAGTCATCCTTGGTAAGAGACTCACCTGCTTGTGCAGTTGATACGCCACTCTCATCACGAAGCATAGCAGACAACACTGCTCGCTCTGCTAATTCAAAATCAATCAAAATCTAAGACCCTTCGTGGTTTGGCTAGATGTTATTTTGCGAAGGTGTGGAAACTTTTCCTTTAACCATGTTTTGCATGCAGTGCGAAAACAGGCATCCCAATCGGCATACTTCTTGCCACCTGCATTTGCCCAATCTTTGAATGCTTCTAATGCACCATCGTAGTCGATGCCTGCTTTATCTGCGATGAGCTTGTCAGGTGAAAAATCAGCAGGTAATAATCGCTTTCCACGGGTCTTGCTTTTGACCTCAGAAATGTCAGGTGTGCTACATACTTTATTAATATACATATTCTTCAGAATATGTCGCGTGTGCGCGAGGCGAGGTGGAATACTGACCCATATTAGGTCAGTCAAAACTTGTCCCTTAGTTGTACCAGACTGCTCGCAGTAGGCATCTAACAATGCATGTGTTTCGTTGTTTATTTTAACTCGTAAATCTTGTTTTTCTGTTGTCATTTTTTATGCTCCTATGATTGCCAATGTCCATGCAAAAATCATCCATAACCAGGTGATTATTGCGGTGATAAACATTGCAGTAAATAATATCTTATTCATTATTTTGTTAATTTTTCCCATTGTATTTAAGTGTAGGTGCTTGTAGTATACCTTTCCTCAAGACTACCTTTTTAGCGTATTTTTTTATTGTTTCCACGGGCATTAGGTATGCTTTCTTGGGTTGTGTATCACCCTTTCCTGTGAACATTCGCAGGGGTGGATTCTTCTCAATGATCATATCTTTGAGTCGCTTTGGAGTGATGAATATAAACTCATCCTTCGTATCAAAGATCCACCAATCTGCTGTTGTTCCCATTAGCCCGGATGGTTTACCATACATCTCAATTTCCACCACTAGATTGCCAGAGTAATGAGCTTTCCAATCCTGTTTGACTTCATATGCTTCCTTAGTATTTGCCAAGAAGAAATCAAATCCTGTGAACTTACCTGGTATTGCAACAGGTTTATGCCCAAGGGATTGAAAGAACTCAATTAACTCTGCCTCTCTTAGCTTGCCGATGTTAAGACTCGTGTCAAACTCAGTCATGGCAAAGCTTATCAACAGAGCGGTTATACTTCTTTAGTTCTTTTTTATACTTTTTAAAGGTGCGCCAATTAGAATCATCATCACAAAGTGATTGAAACTCATATTGTCCTTTAGGTAGTATTTCAATGTATAACCAGGGACTATCTCCTTCGCCATGATTTGTGCCAATAGGTCTAAACTTCACATCAGATGGATCTGCATACCTATCAATGGATCGCCATATGTCAAACGCATCTGCCTTTCGTAGGCAATCCTGTTCTTCTGGTGTAGATATTATTGCATACCTTCCTTTAGTGCATTGCTTACCCCAATCTATAAGCCAAAGCTTTACAGGTTTGTTATGTTGATTTATTTTCATCCCAACTCCTCTCATTTAGTAGTTTGATTAAATCATCCAACTTGCATGTGAACATGCTCTCGGTATTATTCTTTCTGTGTATGACGCATGGTGGTTTGTCACCTGCATCTCGTATGCTCTGCGTCATAGCAGAATACAAGTTCAGCGCCTGAACATGCTTGGCCTCGATATGAAATGGAAAGTCACTCACCACATCCGGGGAATCCGATCCACCTGAGAACTGTTGCCCTCTGCGTGAATCTGGATACCCATTCTCAGATAAGTAACGTGCTATCTCCCTCTCATATCTTTGGCCTTTGGATCGAGAATTAATTTTGCCCATCGCAACAGTCTTTCTTCAATTTGTAGGCATCTATCATGTTGCTCACTTGGTTAATCTTTTCCGTGAGTTCACGATCACACTCCAGGTAAACATCAATCTTTTGTGCCGCATGTGTAATATTGCTATGGTCACGTGCAAAGTAGGAACTCAATTCAACTACCTTGTACCCTTCTTTGCGTGCAAAATAGATTGCACACATACGAGCTAGTGCAACATCCTGAGTTCTTCTTCTGCTTAGAATCTCGTCCTTTGTAACACGCATTGCTTCTGCGCATATATTTACCAGGCTGGTAATACTTATGTCACAGCATGACTCAGTGTAAACATTTACATTGGGTTTGTTCTCATAACACACAGATTCGATTCCCTTTAAGGTAGCAACTAATTGTTTTAATGCCCCATGCAATACCACAACCGCGCCTTCAAAGTTTTGATCTTCGATATGCTTTTCGGCAAAATTCAAGACCTTATTTAATTCACCCAACTCTAATCGATTAGCCATTCTTCTGAACTCCTTCCTTCGGTTTTTAACCATTTGTTAATTTCTCTTTTATCCCATGCAAATCCACGTCCACCACGGCAGGTCATGCCATCTACTATATAACAGGTTAATCCTTCATCCGCATGAAATTGATCGAGCGAGGTCTGTGATTTAAAGCCAAGTAGCTTTAGTGCTTTCTTGCTGGTAATAAGATACTTCTTTGCTCCTTGATTCCTACCCATCATGCAGCCTTTCCTGTGTTCTCCCAACGCAGTGCATTGGAAAATTCAAACATACTTACAGTCTGCCTGTTACGGATCTTACGCACCTCAATATCGTGCTTCTTAATGATCGTGTAAACATAGCTTCGACTAACCCCAAACTTGCGTCCTAATGCAGATATAGATAATCTATTCTCTGTATATGGAGTACCAAGGTTTAGCGTTTTGATGTCATCACCATAACCAGGCCATACATCTGTTTTTAGGCACTCACCATATAAGCGAATAGCATCAATCACATTAGGCACTTCACGCTCGATGTCGTTGTTGTCTAGTGTATAGCATGAGGTTAGGTATGGTGCAGTCTTCTCAACGACCAAGAATACAAACTCCTTTGGTCGCTCACCCATCTGCCTCAGTGCAGTCATATACCACGCTGCCTGGAATAGGTAGTTGTAAGTACGCACGCTAATGGCAAACCCACGCTCACTTCCATCTTGAGTAGTTTTTAAGTCAAGCACCATACCTGTCCTGGTATTGTACAAGTCAGGTCTGACTTTGCATGTCACTCCTTCAAACTCAAAGAACCCAGTATGCTCAATCTTGGAGTCAGCGTCATACAGATACTGTTTTAATAATGGATGCTCGCTTACCGATGCTATTACTTCCTTGTTATTATAATAGTCACCATGTGGCACAAATGTAACACCTGGATTATCTGCTTCCATCTTTGCAAATGTTTCCTTGTATGGATTTGTGCGTGGCGATTTACCATCTATCTCTAGTGGTTTGCATTGAAACTCTTCATCAAGTTTATGCGGTTCAAGTGCGCCACTATGTATCATGCTTCCATTTACAAGAGGTGGTGAACTTACACTAGGTTTACCCATCTCGTACTTCACCCGCTGTGGGCAAGAAGTGCGCATTTTTTGTGCAACACTCCTTCCCAAAGCAGGATCTGCATGGTAGGCTTCGTTAGAAATACCTTTACGCAGCATCACTTACCTCCTCATCTTTAATTAAAACTACAGGAAAAGATGTTCTTTGTAGTTCATTAGAACCATTAGCAACCTTTGTGGTCATGGTAATACTTTGGTTAATGCACTTTAACTCTGGATAAGTAAAATGCACTTTCCTTGGATCACCACCATCATGTAAATACTTGTGGATTAAGTGGCTAATATGTAGCATGTCATCCACATTCTGTTTACTTTTCCTAAATGAGTACCTTACAGGCACTTGATGTATTTCTAATACTGCCATCAGAATGGTTCTCCATCTTCATCAACCTCTTCTGCTGGTGGTGTAAATTCTGCAAATGGATCTTCACCACTAAACAATGCCGGAAGGTTAATGCGTTTTAACTCTGCCTTTGCAATAGCTCGCAGATCATCATCCATCTTCTTGATAGGTTTCGGATTCATTGCATAGGTTGTATCCAGACCTTCACCATTGCGTACAACACTGATGTCATACTTCCTGCAATCGCCCCAATCTTCGTCATTCGCCAACTGCAATAACTCTGCTTGTAGTTTTGCCTGAGTCATCTCCAATATCTGCACCTTGCTTTCGTTGTAATTGTACACCACGAATGCATAGAATGCCCTTGGTTTATCCTCGAATGACATAGGTGCTTGCTCGCCTTCTGCCCAACGGATCGGACGCTTCTTGCCATCCTCGACTGTCCAGCCCAATGTGCCATGTATAAACCCAGGTGTTGGTTTATCTTCGCTTGCTCCAATGATTCGGAACTTGTTTTCGCCTTGTTGGAAACGCATGTAATTTCCACTCCCTCCACCACCTTCAGATGGTGCTTTTATATTTGTAGGTAAGAATGCCATAATATTATTAGTTTGTATTCTATTGTTTTTTATTGTTGCTTATTGTATTCCGTCATGCTTTTTGTATGGCATGACAAAACGTGAAAATCTATCGAAACCCGTATCTCTACGCTTGCACTCAAGCGTTAGAAAAACTATTAAAACCCTGTCAGATGATACAGGACTTATGCAGGCTCAACTCTACGACTTAGTTCTGCGTGCTGGTTGTAAAGCAATTGAGGAGAACAATCATGAGTTTCACATGCCACTGAAGTTTCAGTTGAAGTAAGGATCTCGACTAAGTCTTTTATCCTTACCATGCTTGGGCGGTCAGAGTATACCTCGACTACCCCGTCACCCATTGTTTTTATTTCTATACCATTAATAACTGTAGTCATATTTGTAGTCAT